GTGCTAGCCGTTAACACTACACCGGAATAGATTGGTGGTTATCCCACCGGAAGACCGAAGCCTTGAGCGTCCTCAAGTTTTAGCTGTAAATCCAGCTTACCATGTTGCGCATTGTTAAGAGGCGTGGCCGATACTGTTTAAATTTGTTAGTCGTTGACTACACTTAATTCACCAACAGACATATCCTAAGATATGTTGCTACAGACATCGGGTACACTATAGAAGGATTAAGTATAATCTATAGTCACATAACGGTTACTGTACACACACTAACAAAACTGGCAGGGGTATCAAGACTCGAACTTGAAACGACACAGTCAAAGTGTGTTGTGTTGCCAATTACACCATACCCCAATTAAACTTATGCTGCTATAATTTCTTTTAAACGATCAGCCGCATAACTAGCTGCCCAGGCGTTTGGTTTAACCATTGGAATAACGTTACATGTTCCGCGGATATAACCAATAGCCTGTTGTACTACACAGCTTGAGCCATGTAGTTCGTTTGGGTTAATGTCCAAATGTACAGCAACTTCACGGTCTTCTAATACTTCGTGTAGCTTTAAGTACAGTTCACTAATTTTGTAGACTTCGTTCATTAGGCGCATACTTGGGCGACTACGTTTTTGATCGTAGTCCACTTCAGTACTACTTTCACCAAAGATCTTACAGCCATGTTTCCCATCAATGTGTACTACAATAGCCAAGGTATATTCAGCATGCCATTGTCCGTTCTTACGGAAACGTCGACTGTCACCACCAATGTAGACTTTGGTTTCTAGACTTTGTGCTTGAATAAAGTCACGCACTTGGTTTATGTCTAGTTTTTTCATAGTATTCACCTTTGATTGAAAAGAACAACTTAATTGGTAGTCCGTAGTGGGATTGAACCACTGACCTTGGCGTTATCAACACCCTGCTCTACCGCTGAGCTAACAGACTATTTAAAATGGCTCCGAAGGGTGGGATCGAACCACCGACCAAAAGATTAACAGTCTTCTGCGCTACCGCTACGCTACTTCGGAATAAACTTGGTGGACAGTAAAAGGATTGAACTTTTGACCTTGGCCTTGTAAGGGCCCTGCTCTACCGCTGAGCTAACCGTCCTATTGTATGGTGGAGGTGACAAGGATCGAACTTGCGACATCATGCTTGCAAAGCATGCGCTCTCCCAACTGAGCTACACCCCCGTGTAAGGACTAGCTACCAGCACCACCTGGCCCTAGATTGAGTAGTTACCCTGTCCGCCTGTTTGCTTTGTGGTTAAAAACAGTAAAACACCCACGATACTTTCAAGGCTCCCGGCAATGGGACTTGTGGTATGGTCTAGACCATCGTGTGTACCCTGCCGTTATGGTATTGGCAATAACCCACTTTCGATAAAGCGCAAAGTGTAAAGCTAGTGTTTGGAGCGGGATAAGGGAATCGAACCCTCGTCATCAGCTTGGAAGGCTGTCATAATACCATTATACTAATCCCGCATTTGGTGCCCCCGGAGAGACTCGAACTCTCAAGCCTTTCGGCACTGGCTTCTAAGACCAGCGTGTATACCAATTCCACCACAGAGGCATGTTTGGTACTCCCAACGAGATTCGAACTCGTGTTACCTGCGTGAAAGGCGGGTGTCCTAGGCCTCTAGACGATGGGAGCCTAAACTGGTGCCGGATGTCGGAATCGAACTGACGACCTTCGCATTACAAGTGCGCTGCTCTACCAACTGAGCTAATCCGGCATTACTGGTTGCGGAGGACAGATTCGAACTGCCGATCTTCGGGTTATGAGCCCGACGGGTTGCCACTTCCCCACCCCGCTATTAACTATACAACTATTATATATTCTATATTGTTAGTTGTCAACATCTTTTTGGCGGTCTGTACGGGATTCGAACCCGTGATCTCCTACGTGACAGGCAGGCGAAGTAGGCCAACTATTCTAACAGACCATTACTGGTGGAACGATAGGGACTTGAACCCTAAACCTCGACGTTAAAAGCATCTTGCTCTACCAATTGAGCTATCATTCCGTTATATGGTGGAGGCGGTTGGACTTGAACCAACAATGCCAGGGGCGGCGGATTTACAGTCCGCTGGGGTTACCAATTTTCCTACACCTCCATAAACTTGGTCTCAGTGGTTGGATTCGAACCAACGATCTCATGCTCCCAAAGCACGCATAATAGGCCTGGCTATACGACACTGAGTTATAAAATAACTCCTAAGCTATCCCTGTAGGCAATAGATAGGAGCCGTGTTAAATTGTAGACTGGGAATCGAACCCAACAAGTTGCGATCTTGACCTAGCATGGCTAGGCTCCTGGCCCAACAGGACTATCTACAAACTGTTAACGCACTCATATGAATGCGTATAATAAAGCACACTAATTACTCGCCTCTGACATAATCCACATTGCGTGGGACCTAGTTGCCAATTAATGTACTTTATTATAACAAGTATTTTCTGTTCACATAAGAACATGCCATCCACTTGTCCGCCCGTTTAACATACTATCTTTAATGTGCCTTGCCTGGACCTCGTTTCCGAGACACATAAAACAAAAAACCCTAAGTCTTTCGATCTTAGGGTTCTTAATTAAAATTCATTTATATTATATATAAACTCTAACTAAGATCCCCATAGATACTATTCGGTGTGCGATCATTGCCTAATGTCTCAATCGCTGACCAATAAGACATCGTGGCAAGTGCGCACACTTGTTTCGATATTTTAAATTGATGTAGCTGGTTAAACATTTTGCTTTCGCATTCCTTTAATTAATTTCTTACTATAAAAACTATTATACAGTCTATTTATTAGCCTGTCAACCTGTTTGTTAATTTATTTATGTCTTACTTAAAATATATGTATATTATATGGCCTTTTTGTGTCATTGTCAACTATTATTTTAACAATGCCAAATATAAATCTTATCGTGTTTCTTTTTGCCTGTGGTCAACAGCTCTTTCTTCTGACCCATTTGTTGTAGTAGGTCTTCTTCCTCATCACAAGGTGTTAGTCCATGCTTGAGCGCATCTTCATACATCTTAGGACTAATGTTAAACGCAACGTTGCCGCCCTGTTTAATATGCTTACAACATTTTGCCCACAGGGGAATAAAGAAGTTAGTATAAAAGTCTTCATCCTTTTCCCAAGGAGTCATGTGTTCATACAGTTCTAAATTAACGTATGGCGGACTAGTCAATACAAAGTCGTAGTCCAACTTACTAAAGTCTACTGCTAAACAGCTATCCCATATCATTTGGCGCTGTCCGTTACGTTCAACTTTGAAATTCTTATTCTTAAATCCTGTATACTCATCTAAGAATGTGATCATATTCTCATACGCAGGTTTCATTTCCACGTTAGTGTCAATGCCTGTATAGTCTATGCCTAAACTCCAAGCACCTAATAGTCTTCCGCCCCATCCTGCTGTTGGATCTAAGACACTAGTAGCATTGTACTTCTTATAAAGATACTTGGCAGTAGTTGCTTTGAACATCACAATACTACCTAGGTTAATACGGAAACATTCAAACACATTGCCAGCGGCAGTGCGCCCGCCTCGGTTACGTTTACGTGTGCTGTCTATTAACTTATCCCACTCTGGTTTATCGTTCCAAATATCATATATGGTCTTGCCATCTTTTCTACGGCAGTTTAATAAGTTCTTAAACTGAAAATGATATAAGAAAGGATTGCCAGCAAAGTTGTTGGCGTTAGACTCAGCATCAAACTTGTCTAGATTCTTTAGATCTTTATCTAGTTCTGCTGTCGTGATTAGTTTGTGAAGTTCAACATCACCGATGGTAACACTGTCAAGATGTGCGTTTACAGGTTTGAGAGTCATACTGTATTATACAGTCAATTGAATTAAATTACAAGAGTTCCCAGCTGATAAACTGTGGAAGTTTAAGACTTTGTACACGCACGGTAGGATTACAAGCAAACATACCATTGGCATATCTGATATGAATTTCAACACGTGCGCTCTGTTCGCTATCTTCTCGGCCAATGTCTGCTAAGAATTTTAATGTCCAACCGTTTGGTCTGGCGAAATACACATTTTTAACTTTTAACTCATTGACTGTTGCTAGTGTTGGTACATAGAATAAGTTTTTTGTAGTAGCATAGAAGTACGGTTTGGCCGCAAAGCGCAATAAATTTGCTAATTTAGCGTTATCCTGTAAGGTTGTTTCGATAATCTTTTCAAAATCGCCAGCGACTTTGTTAATCAATGGTTGAGCAGCGGCTTGAAGAACTGGGTTTTTCCAATTGGCCACAGCCCAATCACCAAACGGACGTTGCCAATCTTTGTTAGTTGCCACCTGACTTAATATTTCTTGTTGAGTTAATTCAACGGTTTGCACAGACTCGCCGCCGCCTTTTCCAACAACAATAAACTTTTTCTTTTCAGTACTATATGTAATGTAATATTTTTGGTGTTTAGTGTGCCAAGATAACAATTTGTCAGGTGATGCTAAGGCTAATTTCATTACTTCTGTGAATACAACTGTTTTTAAATGTGCAAATTCAGGAGCGGCATGTTTAGCAATAACATCACCGCCACCACCAAGACCAACTGCGTCCGGAGTCAGATTTGATAACGTAATACCGCCCACATCTTTAACGCTAACTCCAGCTTCTAATGTGCCCACAAATCCTATATCGGCTGCATCATCTGCTTTATTCTGTCCAGCTGCCCAAGTATATTGGTTAGGAGTGACGTCCATTTTATTTTGAATTTTTGGAATATAGTTTAAAGTTCTAGCATACCATTTTTCAAATAAAACAGGATCGAAGTTAGGGGCTAAAAAACGTTTAATTCCTTCATATACTTCTTGAGGGTTAGCTAAAGATACAGCCGGAATTGATTCTTCCGGAGCAGCTGGATTAAATGATTTTAATTCACCACCAGTGAATGCTAGTAGCATAGCTATTTCGCTGTTATATCTAACTCGTTCAGAACTGGTAACTTTTTCAGTAACTTCAAATATTTTCATAGTATTGTATTTATTCTTTACGTTCGATGTCAGACTCTAAACAACGTGCGCCATATTGTAATTCTACTATACGACACGGTTCAACAAACGGATTACTTAGTTGATGCCAGGCGCCTTCAGGTACTTCGATAGTGTCGTGCCTACATAATTCTTCTGCTAGTTTGTCACCGCTGGTTACTCGGCACTTGCCTTCTGTTACCAGCCAGAATTCAGTTCTGTGCTCGTGTCGCTGTAATGATAAGCTCTTACCTGGGTCAATGGTTAATTCCTTTACTTTGGCACCAGAAACGTCATGTAATACACGATAATAGCCCCAAGATCGAATGGTTTTAGGCGCTTTCCACTCCTCTAAAATCCAACTGCTACTGTTGAGCTTGTTTTGGCCACCTATGCCAAATTTAAACACTACATCAGACTCGGTCATTTCCGGAATGTTGTTAGCTGTGCGATCCCCACCATTGGCAAATACTATCTGACTGTTAGGGTACATCGTCTTAACATTACGTATTGCTTCACGAGCACTATCATCACTGTCGTCGAACAGTACACAGTGATCTACCATTTTTAAATTCTCAATAATAGCCACACGTTCTGCGCTGGGCATAAACGCACGACCTTTCTTACGCTCTAACCAGACATCACTATTAACTCCGACGACCAGTATGTTGCCAAGAGCTTTAGCAGCTTTAAAATATTCTATATGCCCGCTGTGTAACGGATCAAAATCCGCCTGTAACAAGAATTACTCTATTCATTGATTACCACCCCCTTTTGTTGTTGTAACTCGGCCTTTAACCCATCCGCTGGGTTGAGTTTCCTCGATGTAGTATTTTGTTTTACCTTCTGAATTATGATAAATTTTCATACCTTGTATTTTGTTACACTTCGTTCTACGTATCTCTATCTGATGAAGGTCAGTAAATTGTTTTTTGTTAGCTTCGCGCCAACGAGATAACGTTTCTTCAGAATATACTTTACCTTTCCGGGCAGGCATAATCTGTAAGGCTCGTTTTTCTCTCATTTTTTGCCGTACTTCTTCGGAATGTTTTTTTCCGTAATATGGATTGTTGCTGCCTTTTAGGTTATTACCTATAGTAGCTTTTGTTTCTTCTATTATAGATTCATAAATTTTAGATGATATTTTATATCTCTGTTGGTATTGATTTTCTCTGTTCATCATAGTTCTTATAGCATAAGACATTTTTACTTTGTTGTGTCCTTCTGTCATCTTAACCAATAACCTATGGCAAATAAAATGTTCCCTGGCAGATAGTTTAACTAAATTTTCGTTTTTGTTTGATCCGCCCATACTCTTAGGAATAATATGATGTTTTTCTATATACCCAGTTAATGGATTTAATTTTCTATTTTTAATAATTTTATAATACAATAATGTATATTTGTTTTCGATAAACATATAATTTCCTTATATGTTTATTTATCTAACTTAGGGTCAAATCCACCTGTAACAAGAACAACCTTATTTAACATACCGCCCCTTGGCAGCTCTGAGTACGCCCATAGACTTCATCTGTTTGGTATTTTTAGTTACTGCCGGTGCTTGCTCTACAGTAGTCTTGTCAGACGCTACTACAGTGTTGACTATACCAGTTTCGCTGTGTACAGCTTCTGCTGGCACTTCGGTCCATTGTGGAATCCAATCTATGTAATAGTTTTCTTTATCCAACCAAGGATACAATAATTCTTCTTGGCGTACATGGCCAAATTTATTAAGACTGTTAATCACACTTGGATGTAGCAGTCCTGTGTTCATTAGATCAAACCAACTAGTGGTAGCAGGATCCATCGGTTTAACATCTGACTTGTATACCGCAATGTTGATCCACGGATCGTTAAACTTTTTCAACATATAAGCATCGCGGGTGTCAAACCCATTTACGGCCAGCATATAGATCAATGAAGCCGGTGTGTGATTGTAATAACAACCACTGTGGCTTCTACTGTAGTATTTGTTGTATTCAACACCGCTGGCTGTTGGCACGCTTAATACCAGCATGCCGTTAACGTTCATCTGTTCGTTCCACAGTTTTAATGTTTCTAACGGATTAGTGCTGTATTGTAATACATCGTGAGCAAATATTAAATCAGCTTCGCGCGGTAAACATCGTTTGGTAAAGTCGCCTGTTAATTTGTGTAGGTTTGGTAAATTAGGGATATTAGCCAATTTGGCAGGGTCGTTATCAATAGCCCAACAGGTATAGTTATAGGGCTCTGGACGATCGTCACGTGTTTCTAACGTAGCCCACCAAGTGATATCTTCACCGGTACCACAGCCTAGATCTGCGATAAACTTCAAACTATCTAAAAAACTATCATACTCACGTAGGCAGTTTAATATCATCTCACTGTGTCTAGCCAATTGATGCGTCCTCCATACCAGCAGTACGTAATCTAGTTACATGCCCTAGCATAAAGTTTTTGCTTTCTAGACCTTTCATAATACCCAGCCATTTGTTACGTAGTAGAGCTACTTCATTAATGATAGTTTCCATATCAATGACTTCGTCCTCGCCATCCACATACTTTTCAGCATCACGTGATGTAAGCGCACGATTGTAGGCTTCTAAGTATTTTTTAAAGTGTTCTTTGCGGATCTTTCGTAAGCGAATGTTTAATAGGTTAAGTACTGCTTCAATCTCTTGTAGTTGATTAAAGCGTTGCTCTGTAATACCCGGCAAGGCTGCCAAGTTCTTTTCAATATTGCCGTAGACACCTACTTCTTTTTTAGCTACAGCTAACTCATTAGTGTAGTAATCAATGAAGTCCGGTAGTGCGCCTATATTTTGTACTACTTTATTATACCACATCGTTTAAATTCTTCCAGTAACCAAGGGAATGTTTGTTTCCAATCTAAATTTCTTCTACGATCAATTTCAGTTAAGTATTCTAATAGTTTATGCTGTGTCGGTAAATCTTCTGTTGCTTGTTCTATATGTTTAACAATACCTAAAAATGTATCGCTAGCACTAGCAGGCATTAACTTTACTGTTTCTTCTATTGCCTGTTTGAATAGTGTGTAGTCAAATATAGTTGCTCGCAACACGTTATCTTCAAAGGGCAGTAAATTGTTCACATACCAATGTATAGGTCTATGCTTATTCCACTCAACAAATTTACCTGCTAGCATAGGCAAAGTATTAATACTCAAAGAAGTAATCACACTCAATATACTTAAATGTAAATATTTCTGTGTTAGTAAGTATTGTACATTCTTTTCAAAAATATCGCAATCGAAACCGTGTCTAATATACTCTTGTTCTTGGCCCCAACAGTCTACACTGGCTAATATCTTAACCTGTTTGAGTTTGCCCTGGGCAATCATCTGTTTTACCCTAGCACAAAACTGTTCTAACTTGGTTGTTTTGAGTATCAGATTGCTGATAATACTAACTTCTAACTTGGGATTAGGGTGTTGTTCTATATAATCAAACAGCCTATCTAGATCATCTTGAATAAACGGCTCACCACCAAGTATGTTTATACGCTGTAGTTTGCTGTATCCTGTGTCTAACCACTGCCAAAACAACTCTACAAATTCATTGTATTTGTTGTCGCTATCGTCTGGATGGTATAACCCCGTAGCAGGTATTCCTACTGTGGGCACTAGTTTACCATGTATCCTGTTCTCTGTGGCAATGCGCGAACTTAAAGATTCTTCACAGTATAAACAGGCCAAATTACAGGTATTCTTAAAAAAAATTTCAAGTACGCTGGGATCAACTTGGGTTAGTGTAGAGTCAACATCAAGTTCTAGTGGATACTCATTGGGCACAGTATTTTGAAATAGTCTGTCGCTAAGATTACTATGCTGTTCTATATCACGACAGTGCTCACACCCATCGCCGGGCCATTGGCCTTCTAGCATTAATTCTCTAGCCTTGACCTTTTCGTCTGTGTTGTGAAAATTACCAAACGTGTCTGCTGTTAATTTTGAGAAACTAGCACGATGACAACTAGCAGTTTTTCCATTATTTAAATACAGTGTAGACCAAGACCACTTTAAGCGGCAGGCTGTAGCTGTATGTATAGGGAAAAACTTTTTATCAGACATTAATAGTCGTCACTGCCGTCGAGATCTTCTTCTTCATCAAGATCTTCTTCTTCGCCTAGATATTCTTCTACAGCACGTTTAAGATAGCTGTCAGTACCACCAAATGATTTGAGATCGGCTTCGGTAATGCTATGGTCAGCGACAACACTGATCACATGGTCTGCGGCTGCTTGTTTATCTTTAGGGTTAATATACTCTTTACAGGTTAACCACATTTCGCCTAGGATATCTACTTCTAAACTCATTTTATTACACTCCTTCTGTTAGCATATTAGCTATTAAATTATCAAACTTTTCTTTAACTTCTAAATTTGAACTCTTAAAATGAACCATTTCTCTGATATGATCCAGTAGTCGTTGTATTACATCAAACGAACGAGGATATCCAAGTTCTACACTTAACCTATTTGTTTCTAAAAATCTACGATACTTCTCGTGATTAGTTAGTCCCGGATTAGTGTCTGATGTCCATAGAGTATTTCCATACTCATTATTAAACAAATGAATGCCTAATTCTTCCTGCATGCCTGTTTCAGCCAATGGAGTATTACGTAAGTATACCATCGGTTCTGATAATACCAGCATGGTGATTGTTTCATCTATTAGATATTTTTGATAGCGTCTAAGCATATTCAATGTATCGTGATGATCTTCTAATGTTTCTGTTGGGTAACCAGTGAACATTAATAAAGAATTTGTAATTTTATATTTAGAACACATAGCATAGTGATAGTCTATGTCTTCATTGCTAAACTTCTTACCCATGTGCTCACGCACTCTATCACTACCCGATTCGATACCTACTTCTAATCGATGACAGCCGGCTTGCTGCATTAGTTCGTATAGATATTCTGGATGATGCTTGATTGGGCGCACAATAAATTGCCCGCTAAACTTTAACTGTTTAAACTCTGGGTATTGTTCTTGTAGTTGTATAATGTTCTTTAGTAGATCGATGAACTGTTTCAACGAGCCGTTGATTAAACTATCAGTAAAATGATATGTTAGGATACCTGTTTGTTGATAGTGATGTAGTAGCTCTTGACTAATGTTGTCGCCACTACGGAATCTAAACTTCTTCCAAATATTACCTACGTCACAGAATGTACATCTGCGCACACAGCCTCTACTGCCGGTTATACTAGCAATGGGTGTTCCTGTGTCATTAGCTGAACTAATATATTCTCTAAACTTAACTTTTTTATAGCTAGGAAATGTAAGACCATCTAGATTGTCAATCTGCGGAACCCAATTTTCCCATTTGGCTCCTTTAACGTTTAATCCTAGTTCGTGCTGTCCTTTAAGGAATGCCTCAAATATATAGTCACCTTCACCTAATACATAGTAGTCAAGTAACCCTTGGTCCATTAACTGCTTGCCCATAGTAACGTTAGGCTCTGTTTGATATCCTATGCCCGGGCCGCCAGCAATGATAGTTGTGGTCATTTTTTCACGTATAGCTTGTGTGACTAGCTTTGCGTAAGGATGTTGTATAAAGCTCAAGACTGAAACAGCAATAAGGTCCGGATTGTATGCTATGAGTTTGTCTACACCTGCTGATATAGCCTGTTTAACCTGTGCTAATAACTCAGGGTCAATGGTTACAAAATGGTCACCTTCAACGGGAACTACAAACAGTCTTTCCCATAGACTAATGCCTAGAGCGTTCTTTACAATGATATTAAAGTCAAAGATATCATACTCTATGTCAAGTTTTTCACAAATGCCTGCTAGAAATGCGCTAGACGCAGGTGGGCGATCTACACTTAATAGTCCTGTTGATAGTACAGCTATTCGTTTGTAATTACTCACTGGCCAACATTTCCTCTAACTGTTTTAGGTAGTAAATAAGCGTTTGTTTTTTTGATTCGTTGTAGTCGCCAACAAGTGTTTCTTTAGCATCATACACTGCTGAATTAAATTTATTCTTTTCTTCTAATATCCAGCTGATAAATGGCATCTTAAACTTTACTCGCCATTCTCCGTTGATACCCCACGTTAATCCGTTTGGGTATGTTTGTTCTTTAGTATAGTACACGCCAGAGTATTTAACAAAATCGGGAACAGCTACTCCACCAATTTGTATCTGCTCTAAGGTTACTATTTGGTCTTCAATGATTTGATCATCAACGACTTTTGTGTTGTTGTGAGTTTTATCGTATAATTCTATGGTTAGTTCATGTTCGCCATCAACAAGAACCAAAGGGATATCTACCCTAGCCGATGGCCCTGTAAAGGTATAATCCTCGTACAGGTCATCGTCAAGATAAAATTTAAGTTTAGGCCAACCGTTGTATTGGCTGGCACTAAACACTAGAGATAGATTGTCATCAGTCATAGTTAAGTAAAATTATTCAACAGATTCGGCGTCAGCTTCTTCTGTTATTTCATTTGTACTTAGCAAATGAGAGTTGGATGAAATTTCTTTCATAACTTTATCTAAACTACCATCTTCGTTACGTTCCCATGCTTTACGGAATTGTTTAATAACAGTGCCATCAGCAAGTTTGTAGACTAGACTGTTACCTTCTTTTGATAACAAGCTCTTAGCTTCTAACATATCTACCATACCCGAGTAAGGACTCATACCTGTTTCATATGGAATCTCTACTTGTACTGACTCAAACGGTTTAGCATAACGTGTTTTCATAATCTTACAAGCGGCACGGATACCGTTAACTGTTGTAGTCTTATTACCATCAGCATCTGTTTTAAGTTTAAGTTTGCGCATAGCTACTACAATACTTGATGCGTAGATAAAGCCTTGACCACCTGAAATCTTATCATCTGGGTCAAACATATCTTGACTAGCGTAGGTATGGTTAGTTGCTACTAGACCTAAGTTCAATGTACCAAACATGTTTACACAGTTACGTACAAGTGCTGTAAGTGCTTTAGGTTTACGACCCATATCACCTTTCATTTCACCGGCTTCAAACTGGTTAACGTCTGTTGGAGTTAACATCATACCCAAACTGTCTAGTACAAACAATACCTTAGGACGATCTTCTTCTGGTAAGGTACGATATTCTTTAACAAAGTCACTGATAACTTTAGCCACATCATCGATCATAGCCATATTAAGTTTAAGTAGTTTGCTTTCATCTGTGTCTACACCTAATGCGTGTAACCATGCTTCGTCAAGTGCGTTTTCTGTATCAATTAAGATTACATAAATGCCTTGATCTTGTGCGTTTTTAACAATGTTACCACTACAGATAAATGATTTACCTGCGCCCGATTCACCGGCGAATACAGTTACCTTACCCATTGGAATACCTTTGTGAAAGTCTCCACTTAATAGATAGTTTAATGTGTAGTTACCAGTTGAGATCCAATCGGTTGGATCGTTAAAGCCAATACCTAAGCCTTCAATTGACTTGGTAATCGACTTGCGAAATTTACTAATGTCGAATGGTTTTGCCATGATTAATCCTTATTGAAGTAATGGGCGGGGATATACCCCGCCCTGCGTGTTTAACTATTACGCTTTGTTTTGACGACTACGGATCATCGCTAGGATGTCTTCAGCACGTTGGCCGCCAGCGGCTGGAGTAGCTACTGGTGCTGTTGGTGTTGGTTCGTCTGCTTCAAATGGAGGATTTTCGGCTATCGGAGCTACTACAGCAGCAGGTTGTGCTACCGGAGTACTTTCAACATGTTCACTAACAACTGCGCGATCACCTACCGGAGCTGCTGAAGTTGCTGAACCTGATGGAGCTGCAACCCCACGTGGACGATAGTAAGCACCCCAACGTTCTGTGTCGTATGCTTGACCATCAACTGATGCTTCAAACATTTCTTTAATGACTTTTAACTCAGCATCACTTGGTTTCTTAGGTAAGAAATCACTTAGGTTGTGAAGACCGTTAGTGTCAATTGCTGTTGCTTCTTCTGAGGTTAGCGCACTTTCTTTACGTGACCATTTACTAGTACTATAGTCAGCATAACCACCTTTTGATGTTTTAGACACTGTAAAGTCTAGGCCACCTTGGTAGTCTGTTGGCAAGTTTTCTAACTCAGGGTCAAGTAGTGCTGACTTAACTAAGTTAAAAATCTGTGGACTAATAATAAATCTACGGATTGGGTTAGCTGGCGTGTTATCATCAGCTAGTGGATTGTCACGTACAAAGCCTTGGAACAAATATGATTTCTTTTTCCAATACTTACGACCCATTTCTTCTAAACTTGGATCCTTAAACCATGTACGCACTTCTGCTAGTACTGGACATTGGTCACCGTACATTTCCACGCATGGTACTTGTACTGTAACTGGTTTACTATCTGGTTGACCTTTAACGCCCGCAAACGTTAAGTTGATCATTAGACGTTCTGCCCAAAAGAATGTATTCTTTGGATCTGCGTCTGGGAGGAATCTGATTCTTGCCGAAGTGCCTTCTGGAATGTTCCAGTGAGCGTAGATAGCGTTGTCGCCACCTTGTTGTGAATTACCTGAACCACGAGTTTCTTGTGCTTGTAATTTCGCACGAATTTCTGCTAATGATGTTGCCATGATGTTTTCCTTTATGTTAAGTTGGTCTTTAATATGCCTAAAACGTATAAGCATTTATATACTATACGCTATAATTATTTATCTTACAAGAGATATTTTCGAATTTTTTCTACCAAAAGCATATAACCCTGTAGGTTAGGGTGTACATCGTTCCACTGTTGGTTAATAAGGTCAAATTTGGTGCTAGATTCTAACATTATTTGTTTAATTTCTGTACCAAACTTGAGCATAACTTCTACATTATCATTAAGTTGCGCAAACCACTCAAAGTCACTTAAGTACACATCTGTTGCTGTAGGTATTAGCAATTCTGTTATACTAGGAACAGCCGGTATTAAATTGCTGTAATTATATATACTAGGATGTAGTTTACTCCAACCGCCTAAACAGATAATTGGTTTATTTAATCTGTTTAGCGTTGTGTATAGGTTATTGTAATATACATCTAAACAATGATCAATCGAATCAAATGTAAGTAAGTGTTTAAAAAATACGGGTCTTAGTTTCTTAAACCCATCTTTATGTTGACAATGCTCCCTAAACGGATCTGTTTGTAAAAACAGTATATGATCTGCTGTGTTACCTTTAATACGCTGTGCTATATTATTATTAGCATCTCCAGCAACACTGATGTTGGTCACAGTGTATCCCTGTGATTCTAATATAGTTTGAATTCCTTGCCCTGTAGCAGTATATACTCCATTCACAGTTTGATATACGCCTATGCCCCAACTATCTCCAGCTAGCAGTATCTGTGTCATTGCTGTGCCCGTATTACATCTAAAAATACTTGCCTATTATGCTCTAATACGGGTTTCATTTCGGAGTACAGATTATTAATATCGGCATATGATAGCGTTGCTATACTATCTATTTCTGCTAGTACTGCTTGTTGTCGTAGATGGACATTGTCTATACTATCGTAACTTTCATCTATCCACGGTGCAAATGTTTTAAACCCGTAAGACTGTAGTTTAGCCAGCGTGCCCGCCCCACTCATGACAATAAAAGGTTTACCTATGTATAGATTTTTAATTGTCTTTTCGGTAATCCAACTAGTACCAAGCACATCGGTTTCACAAACAATCTCCATAAAGTATTCATTGTAGGGGTGGCGTTGACCTACTATTAGTTCGTGTGTGTAGGTTCTATTAGGAAACAGTTGATCGTAGACTATAGGGGTATGCTGTTCTGCCCAGGCAATTAACTCTTGATTATAATCAGTCATTTTTCTATCAACTAGCACGCCCTGTTCTTGATAGGATATTATACTGTCATTCAAATAGTGTTCGTACAAGTGCTGTGTAATAGCTAATCTAAATATAGTACCACGATTAAACCAAACAGCAAACTTTTTTGTAAAATTGCCCTGCGGTATAGAGATACCTTTAACACTGCTATACAATACCTTACACCAATAGGGTACACAATCAACTACATCAACTGTGGCATTAGGTATTGCTATCTCTTCTCTACAGATAACTGCGCAGGTGCTAGCAGTTAAATTAAACGTTTTAATTATATTGTTGATTACATCAATGGCACCAGAATGTTCTAGTATAGCACCATCTTCGGATATAAAAATAAAACGTTTATCTTGCCCTATTTTGTGTAGGTAATACAACAATTGATCATTGGCCCGTAGTGTTCGCTCACGCTCGTACAGGCAATCAAAGTTAATTACTAGTGTGTCGCCAAATTCTAATACAGTTTCATATCGATCATTTTGATCAATAACATTGTATACCTGTTGCCAGAAGAAATTAACTAAATCAGACATTGTAAAATACCCGTTTAACTTTATGAGCTGTTAGTCCAATAAATGTGTTATAGTTATGTTCTAATATATCATTCATAAGATCTAACATTTCAGTTAGTTGAGACACCTTATATGTTGATATTAGATCAAGCTGTGTGTGTATTGCTCGTATACGATCAGCTTCTGCGTAACTATCGTACTCCTCTGACCAAAACTGATCAAATGTGCGGAATCCCAATTTTCGCAAATTACTTAGATAATCTTTATTGCTCATTACTATAAAAGGTCTGCGTGCTATTATACAGCGCCACAACTTTTCTGTTACTAATAAACAATTGCCGTGAACATTGGGTTCAACCACAACATCTAAGAATATGTCGTGATAGTAATCTAATAATTTTAAATTTTCCGGATGTTGTATAGGCTCTAAAATCTGAGGCATATCTAGTGTACGTGGGCATGTACCAATAAACTTAGCTGCTTCTATATACATATCACAGCCCTGTCTAATCAAATCATCTATTCCTGTGTATAATTTAGGATTATAATTGTTAGTTGTTTGGTCGTACAAGTATGTTTGTAATGTTTTATCTGAGTAATAGGTATCTAATATAGTTGCTATCCATAGTCTTGACCAGTTTGTTCTACTAGAAAAGTTAGCAAAGTGTTTGGATGGAGTAGTGCCGGTTGATATAGTTCTATTAGACAACCATTCCTGTATGCTGCTAATCTCATACCAGCTGTTAGCATCACGTATTATTCGATATTCGCTATGTTGCTCTAACATATTAGCTGTTTTAATTGTAACGTTAGATTTAGGGTATCCGGTAGTATCACAGAACTGATCTAATAATTCATACAATCCTAATCCAATAGCACAAGACCCTTCAGGCAACATGTCTATTGTTGCTCGTTTGTTGTTGGTAAGGCAGTGGTATAGGTAGACTAGGATTAGATCCTTGCTCCATATCTTACGATCAAGTGTGCCAATGCTTAAGGTCATTTTATTTTTTTAGTTGACACATTTTCTAAATGTATAATTTTAGAGTCAATGTCGTCTACAGTAGGGCATTGACGGCAAATACTATTGGGCTTGCCAAAGTTAGCTAAAAATCGTTCTAATTCTAAATCAGAGCAATCAGAACCTATACCATGATCTATCATCGGTTCCCACAACTCCACATTAGGATTGCCTACTTTGTCTAGTGTTTCTTTTACTAACCCAGCAGTACTACATTTATGTAGTTTACCCTTGTGTAATAGCGGGCACGTTTGTTGACAACAAATAGCAAATGCCTTTGCTGGATCATTGTCGTGCGGTTTCATATCGCTGTATGTGCCTTGATATGTTTTATAGAATGTATCTGGACGCTTTACATGAAATCTAACACGGTCACCTGTGGTATGGCGTTGTATACCGTATTCAGTTACAGGTTGCCAATCGTATCTATCATAGATACGTTGTATGGTTGTTTCTAATCTAGGATCATCTACATGTACACCAATTTTAATCACACAGTTACCAATGTCGTGTAGTAGATCTACTATATGAAACTTTTTATCTAGGTTAATGCCATTTGTAGTAAAACGTATTTGAGCCTTGGGCATCAGTTCACGTAGTCCCACAATCCATTTGTCTACTTCCGGATTGACCAATGGTTCGCCACCTAAGATACCAAAGTCTAATATATCAACTCGATCCAGCCATGCTTCTAGTTCTTGACGTCCTTGCGCCCAAGTAACAAATCCAGTGTGTGTTAGGTCACTGTAGTTAGTACAGCCGTGACAACTTAGATTACACACCTGCGTAATCATAGTTTCAACAAATGGTAATACTAGTTTTATACTCATATAATTACTTATCAGCCAACAAAAAAGGCACTATAAAAGTGCCTTTTCTAATTGATATTATATTTGTTATTTTACTAAGCCCGCTATCTTACGCATTTGTGCGATGTCTTCATCGAACTGTTTATTGTATAGTGTTACATCGTCTTCTGGTTCGCCCTTGGCCATTGCCTTAATACCTTGAGGAATAGTTTTAAGTTTGTCTTTGAAGCTTAATGGTTTTGCGCCCATACGTTTTAGTTTTTCATCTTTGTTAACGTGATCGTCACCTGCTACAGATTCGTCCATTTCTTCATTACCATTGTCACAGCAACATTTAGCACTGTCGCATGCGTCACAGTATTCTTCTGATAAGTGTTTTTCTAATTGTTCAGGTAACTCTGAATATTCTACGCCTACTTCACGATATACTTCGCGGACCATAATGCTAATATCGCTTGAGCCTAATTCTTCTACCGGTGCGTGGAATGATGCTACATCACGTGCGGCATTCATAACACCATCTGGACCTGCTTTCATTAATAGTTCTTGATGTTGTCCAATATTACCCAAGATTCTACGTAGGATAGCTGATTGGATAGATTCAATTTGATCTTCGCCCGCATAGTCATCATGTGCTTCATCTACCACCGGTTCATCTGTACCGCTTGCGCCATATGTGTCACCTTCGGGTAATGATTCTGCTTTTTCGTTAGCCGCAACACGTAGTTCATCATCACTGACGTTCATTACTTCTTCTGGGCTTGCGCCTAAAAAGTCTAACAATTCAGCACGTGTCATGCTATCAACTGGGGCATCACCTGTGCCAGACTCGCCTAATTCGCCCGAGTCTACATCACCAATTTCGTTCATAAGCTCTTGATACACTGTTGGAGCATTATCATATACCCAACTAACAATACTGTCACGGGCATCGGCGTCTGGATTTTGTTTGGCCTGTGCTACTAGTTTGCTTTCTAATTCGTTGCTATTAATAGCATCACGTATTGCTGCTACTGCGTTAATACCATCAACCCCAAACGGGACTGGTTCAGCTAATAAGTCTGCTAGATCATCAACACTAATCGGTTCATTACCGGCATCGTTGCTATCATCCCAGCTTTCAGCTACCCCATTGGCCCAATTTTCAAATTGTGCCGAGTATTGATTTGCGTTTTCTTTTTTCATATTATAAGCCTTGTGTACAATTGGTAGTGCTTGTGATAGTCTGTCAGGAAACACTTTCTTAACAAACTTCTCACGTAATTCATCTTCATTAAACTCGTCTGTTTCGTTCAACGGAGGAGTATATGATTCTTTATATTCGTTATAGCCTTTTTTACCCTTCAGTTTCTTAAGAGTATTTTTAAGCAGGCCGTGATATTCAAATGCTGATTCTAACATATCGTTAGTAGTAGCATCTTCAAATTGTCTATGACGCATACTGTGAACAAATGGGCGCAGTTTGTTTAATTCTTCAACCATTTCACAGATATGTTGACCAAATTCGTCACTCGGTGTGCCACCTGCGCTGATATGACGTGCCATAGCACGGGTGCCAATTAGGCTTTCGAATGGCATACGGAAACGCTCGCCTTGATTGTTTTCTACAAACAATGCCGCAATGTTACGTGAACGTGCACCACGTGTTTCGTCGGTAATAGGTTTAGCATGTGCTACCTTGATACGCACAGGACCAAAGTCCTCATAGCTACGATTCATTGTGCCATACATACGACTTTCACTAACTACTTCGTCTTTATCGTAGGTACTATCAGCTTTGCTTACCTGTTGTAGATCACGATGTTTAAGTGTTGCGCGAGTGATATCACGTGGCTCAAAACTTAGTAAATTACGTTTAGAAAATTCACGTAGTTCACGTAAGAACGCATACCATTTGTCGCGCTCTTCATCTTGTAATTCGTGGCTAATGTTTTTACTAAAATATACTTTAAGACTAGACTCGTCAATAAGGCTAATAGTAATATTGCCGTAGTTTTTATCATCGACTACATAGTCAAAGTTGAAGAAGCGGGCATTTTCAGGATCTTGTGTGGCTTTAGCTTTATCGTCGCCTAGGCTAACATCCTCAAATCTGTCACGTATTTTTTCAAATAACGCTTCTGCTATTTTATCTGTTTCTCTCATAGTATTATTTATCTATTCTTCTTAGCAGCGTGTACTGCTTATACCAATTCATAATAAAAGGTATTAAAAAAGTATGAATGGCATTGGCTCGATCATGTCATCCAATGTATCTCTCATAGCATTGTCGAGACTACTGTCATATGATTGTAATAACATTGCCATGCGGACTGACAACAGTAAACTCATCACTAGGTCATCAGTTTCACCGGGTTTAGCAGCATAACTAGGACCATTGGCCACAAACGTTTTAAGTTCGCTAATAAGATTCTTACTATTAACAGTCATCTTTCTACTTTCTATTAGGTTTTTTAACTTAGCGCAGGCACTTAATTTTGATTTATTTGTAGTATTAAATCCTTTACGATATCTGCGGCCGCCGCCCATTGACTTAGGCTCACTCAAGAATGTTCCTTTGATATTTTCCTCGCCCAACTCCGCTAGTGCCACTAACGCGGCTTCTCCTAATGTATTATTTTCTAAGCTATAGTAAATGTTATTAACAGAAACTGTTTCACTTAGGTACTTGGTAATTTCACTGAGAATAGCAATTTGTCTTTGTACAATAGTACGATTATGTTGCCACTCACCCACTTGTATAAATGTAGGCAGTTCAAATACCTGTATAGCACTAGGGTCGCCACCTGTGCCTAGACTAGGATCTAAACTTACAAGATATGTTTTGTTAGCTTCTGGCTTTTTATACCATCGTACTTGGCCCTGGCGCTCTATAGGGTCTTTACCTTCCATATCAACTAAATGACTAGGATTAATTAATGTTTCGTCCCAGATAATGAACTCACAGTCCATTTCACGGCGGAAACGTTCATCACCTAACTGTGCTCTTTGCTCCATAGCCCATTTTTCGTCACGATCTGGATGTTCTCGCCAGTAGCTACGGAATGCTCTGAATCCATTTATTCCTAACTCAGTTGGATTGCCAAACTCATCTACGCATTTGTTCGCACCTTTCCATAGGGTAGCAAACTGGTCTTCATCGCTGTTGGGCGTTGAAGTAATAATACATTTACCACCAGTTGCTAGTGTGGGACTAATAGAAGTCCAAAATTCTCGTCCTATGGTAGGGCGAACGAACGCAAACTCATCGCAATATAGTAGTGATATAGACATACCACGACCTGTGTTTTCAGTAGTTGTGGCACTTACTATACGACTACCATTATCAAAATCTATACTACCTTTGTTATAGCTAGTAGCACCAGCACGTATATAATCGGGTACGCTTTCGTAAGCATATCGAATACGCTGCATAATTTCTTGTGAACCTGTGTATTTGTGTGCGGCAATTAGGATAGTACTATCTGGTACAAACATAGCGTACCATAACAAGTAACCTGCGGCACTTGTTGACTTACCTGTTTGTCTGGGCATTAACGATATACTATAACGATAGTTATGGTAGCTGTTAATTAGGCCTTTTTGATAGTCAAATGGTTGATACAACATACGGCCCCGAGTAGGATGCTGTATGTAAAAATAATTACTCATAAAGTATTCTGGCCCAGTAATAGGGTCAGCGCACTTTGCGAATTCTTGTAGTTGTTCTTGTGTGTAACTCTCAATGGTATGAGGTTTCTTTACTAGAACGTTTTCGGTTGCTCTGGGTTGTGCCATGTAATTACTTATCCTGGCTGCGAGGTGGTATTGCTAAATTACCAGGGACTTTCACCTGTTAGATATGGTTTACTAAACCATAAACGGAACCATTCTGGACTTCCTGGTTGTACGTTGTTTTCGTTTTGATAGTTAATCTTTTCCATAGCAGTTATACTTGTATTACTACCTGCTGTAGTTACACTACCTGGGGTAGTATATTCTTGTAGACGGCCTACATTAAGACCAGGAGTTAAACTAATACCAGCTAATCGTTTCATATCCAATAGAGGATCATTTTCATCTAATACTGCTTCAGGTATAAGATCTTCTGTTTTATAAAAGTCAGTCGACTTTAAATGTATATGATTAGACACCGTATTTGTTCTTTTTGCGTTGAGCTACTGGACTAGTTTTATTAACTTTATCTAGTTCAGAAGATTTTTTATTACTTTGTTTTTTAGTAGGAATACCAAATTTCTTTTTAGCATGATCAATGATTTCGCGTTCGCCTTCTGTATAGGCAATAGTAGCAAATTCACTGCCCCAGCCGCCTTGATCATCAACGTCACGATCACTATTAGGACTGCCTGCTAGTTCAATGCCAAATCGATACGCCAAATATGGATTATTGTTATTATCCAGGCCCGGGTAGCTTTCTAAGCCAGGGATAGCTCTACGAGCTCCCTTTCTTAGTTTAGCTTCAGTAACGATTTCGTTAATTTTCATTAGGCTTTGATATCGCTAATTAAACTTTCGTAGTCTTTCCATAGGCTTTCTTCAACTGCTAACGGATTAGCAGCTTTATTAGCTGTGCGTGGATCTTGACGTTTAGATTTATGTAAATCAGTACCATTCGGAATTGCTGCGCTTAGTGGAGCAATTTTTTCATTTGGTGTATTTACATACTCAATGTCACGTTCTTCAGCAACTTCACCGCCCTCGTCACCTACTGGAATTTCTTGTGCTACCGGCACTTCAGGAGCAGCCACTGGCACTGTTGGTTCGGCTGGTAGCTCTGCTGATTGTAATCCAGCTAACAACTGTAATACATGAATACCATCAGCACTATCTGCTGACGCATTAATTGTTACGTTAATAGCTTCTTCAACTTGTTGTTTTTCTTGCGATACGTCACCAGAAACACTATGAGTTTTACCACCAACTACAAATGTATCTTTACCTGACTGTATAGCATCAAGACGTGCTTTAGTAAATTCGTTACCTTCATCTACAGAAACTTCTGGAGTAGTATCTACGCCACAGGCATTTAAGAACATATCACGTTTAAAACGTGGATTTTGTTGAGCAAAAATACCAGCATGGTGATGTGCTAACTCTGTAGCTTTCGCACGGTCTGGATTTGCTTTGATTAAATCAGCAACCATACGGAAATCTTTACGACTAACAGCTTCATCAAGTTCAGTTACTTCAAGTACTGCTGGTTTAACTGTTGGAGGTAAACCTGCTAATCTAGCAATCTCATCTAATTCTTCAGTGTTTGATACTATTGGTGCTGACACAGGTGCTGTCATTGGAACAATACTGCTTTCAGCAAGTTCTTTACAATAGTGAGCATAAGCACTAGCTACATCGCCCAAGAAGTCTTCATCCATTAATAAAATGTTTCTAGCACGTTCTGGTTTCATACCGCGTGCTACCATTTCTTTACGTACAGCCGCTTCAAAATCACCAGTTGATGTGTCTAAATTTGGATTGTCTTCAGCTAATGCTTTGCCAATTTCTTCGTAATAATAATCACTCTCTTGGATCATACGACTTTCTTTAAGTTTAGTAGGTTTAGCTTTTTTCATATCAGGAGCAGAATTTTTAATAGTGTCGCCAAACTCTGTACCTTCATCTAAATTACCTGCTTTTTTTGCTTTCCATGCTGTAGCATAAGCAATGCCTTTTTCTTTCTTAGATAGATTACCGTCTTTACTATAACCTTTCTTAATGTGTTTAACCATACGTTCGGCTTTAGCACCTGGAGGTGCTACTTCATCTAAATCGCTAACGTCATCTTTCTGTGCAGCGCCACCGTAGGCTTTACCAGCAACTTTACGGATTGGGGTGTTTGTATTGCTACCACCACGCTCAGCACGTTCGTCTTCTTGACGGTCTTTTAATGCTTGTAGACGTTTACGTTTAGCAATAGCATCGGCATTAGGTGCTTCTGGCTCGTCGTAAGCCGCTTCATTCATCGTTGCTTCTTTCTTTTTCATTGCCGCAACAAAGTCTGCTAGTTTACAATCAGGATTAGATTTTTTAAATTTTTCGTAGTTTGCTTTGAACTTAGGGTGTTTAGGATCATCAAGTGTATATGGACCTTGACCTTCTTTAATTTTTAGTTTGCTGGTTAGATCTTTTGCGTCACCGCCAAACATATCTTTAAACGCACCTTTAGCATTGTTCTTATCTTTAACTGCTTTCTTAGGTGGTTGATTAAAAGATGAGGAGTGACGTACACCGTATTCATCGTAGTCGTCGCTACTAAAAGGTTCAGCTTTTTTTTCCTTAGCAGCTTTCTTCATTGGCTCTTTCTTGTCGCCATCTTTGTCCATGTCTAAGAAGTCTGGTTTGGCAGATTCGTTAAATGTTTGGAATTTAGCTTCTAAACTTTTAACAGCTTCCATGATATCACCTTTTGGCTCTACACTTTCGTATAATGGCTCTGATGATTTTGGAGTTGCTACTTCGGTAGCAAACACTGATTTTAATTTACCTAAGATATCGTACATATTGCTCATGTTATTTCTGTCCTTTTTTAGCGGATGGGATCTTATTTTGATTGCTACCTACAGGGCTAGTATTGCCTTGTGGTAATTCGTTGGTTGTTTTACCGTTGTTGCTTTCTGGTGTGTCATCTTTACCTTCAGCAATATCTTCTTTAGGTGTTGATAATTCTTTAAGAATACTATTAAAACTCGCATAGTCTTTACCAGCCTGTGTTGCTGCCGGATTGTCTTCGTAAGGTTTATCTAATACTGCTTCGCCTTGTTTAAATTCACGTAGATCGCTGTCACCACTTTCGTTCCAACGCCATAGTTCTTCTGGGTGGTTCTTAGGAACAACAAACACATTAGCTGCCGGAATATTAGCACGTTCAGCAATAACAGCACGAACCTGATCATTATTACATGGGTATTTAAGTACCGCATCTAATAGATATACTTGACAATTTTTGATGTTAGGAAAATCAATATCGCTTTCCATGATTGGCAAACGCTTTGGTGTACTTACGCTTTCTACCGCGTATGCTTCGAGAGCTGCTTTGATTTGGTCCATTCTTTCGTTAGGGTCAAAGTTAGCAATCTTAACACGGAATTCGTAAGTTTTTTGATTCTCTGCTAGATAATTTAAAAAGTTCTTCATACTCGTAAGGATCCTGTATAGTGTTATTTATGCTACTTTGGCAAATTACTCTTGCCCAAAAGCTGGTTTAATAGTTCGTTGCGATCAAGTATAACGCCTTTACCGTCTTCGGCGTCTAGTAGCTTGCTACCGTCGGTTTTTTCAGCATCTTTGGCTGCTTGTTGATCTAAGCGCATTTTCTTAAGCTGTAGGTCTACCATACGTAGCTTCTTATCTAACTTGGCTTGTTTAGCTGTAATAGCATGTCCTAGCAGTGTGCCCGCTGTGGCTAAGATATGCCCGCTAAAACGTGCTTCCACGTTCATGCCTAGATCAATTAGGTCATTGAACTTTTCTTTAGCTAGATCGCTTAGTTCATCTAGTTCTTTATCACTAGTGTCTAAATCTGCTACAAATGGCAGTGCAGCATCTATTTTATCAATCGCACGATCAACGTCTTCAATCATAGCGCGATTGTCTTCTATAGTGTTCTCTGCTTGTTCAACTGTTGTTTCTTCCGCAGGCGGTAAATTAAATAGGTCTGATAGTTTTTGTGTCATAGTTTATTATTTAACGTTTCATATTCTTGAAGATGTCGTATTCGGTTACAACTCTAAATCGAATATTGTTGGCTCTACACCACGCATCAGCGGCGGCCCATTTGGCCATGTTCATTGCTACCATAAGTTTATCACGATAACTACGTGCTGATTCCATCGTGGTTTCAGTACTGGGTTTAATTTCGATTAGTTCAGTGTGCTTACGTTGATTAGCATCTACATAGACTATTAAGAAATCTGGTACATAGATTGTCTGTTTGCCTTTTACAGGATTGAAATAAGGGATCTGTATTGCTTCACTGGCCCAATTAACTATTGCTGGATTATTATCGCAAAAACTACAAAAAGTAAATTCCCAACTGCTACGATAGGTAGGAACTTTTTTACCTATGTATTTTTCTGGGTGTTTGATTGTGTATTTGCCGTTGGCATACTTACTCATAATTACGCTAGAATTGCTCGTTGAATGTATTTGTTAATAGGTGGACTGTTGCTAATGCCTAATAGACTAGTTTCTACTCTATTAAAGTTTAACAACATTGCTAGGTACGCACTAAGTTCTTGTGTTTTTAGTTTACGGAATTCATCTAATAGCGACATAATATCCATACCCTGTGTTTGAGCAGTATAGATAACTGACGCCGCTAGTAATGTGCCGCTAGATTTATCTCCAGTTACAGACTGGAAGTATCCAACAACCGCATCGTTGACGTTTTGATTAACATTATAATTTTGTGAAAAGAAATTGTTAAAGTATTCAGTTGTGTTATTTAAACTTGAACTTGGTGGTAAATTGCCGATAGCCATAGTTGTTCCTTATACGTTTGTGATACCTTGATTACTTGACGGTAATTGATTATCTTGACTATTAATATTGTTTGTATTGGTAATCTTATTAACACCCGGAATTGCGCTAATTGCCTTGCTAATACCTTGATTAATACCAGCGGCTGTTGGAACAAAAACTGTGCTCAATGGATTTTGGCCACGCAATATATTTTTACCCAGTTGTTGTAGTTCTGCCGATGCTACGTTTTTCAAATTGGTATTTTTAAAATTATTTGCTGTTCTAAATCCACCCAAGGCAGCCTGTACAAAATTGCCATTGGCTAGGTTAGTTGTTACATCGCCTATACCTTCAATAAGACCACCTGGGCCTAAGATGCTTGTGGTGCCACCACCTAAACTGCTCAGTGGGCTTGCTTGGTTGTCGTAGTGTATTACATTAAATCCTTGTACTGTGCCATTGGTT